GCCGTAAACGCAGATGTACCGTTGCCCTTAACGTAGCCTGTCAGCGTTGATGCGCCTGTACCGCCGTTAGCGACAGGCACGTTAGTAACAGCCAGCGTGCCGCCAGATATTGACAAGGCAGCGCCTATACCAATCTCTTCAGCAGCGCCTGTGCCAGCGGTAGCGCGGCCTAGCAGCTTATTGGTGGCAAGTTCCAACTCATGCTCTTCGTTCCAATTGGACGGCTGAATAACTGTTACGTCAAGGCTATCGTCTTTGGCAGACTGAAAGGTATGTTTGAGGCTTACGGTCATTACATCGTTCCTTCAGGCGGCATCTCAGGCATGGCGCCCATTTCTGGCATTGGTTGCTGTTGAGGCATTTCTTCGGTCATGTCAGGTTGCTCACGCATTTCAGGTGATCCGCTAATCAAATCACCTGTATCCAATGCGCCAGCAATCGTCCCCATGACAATATCCTGAATTTGCTCTTCTGTCATCCCTGCTTGCATCGCGCTGATACGTTTTGTTTCCGCATCGTAGGCGTCTACCTGTGCCTTGTATTCCTTGATGTCCACTTCGCGCTTCGCAACGTCAGCCTGCACGCCTTCGATAATATCGACCATGCGGTTCAGTTCTTCAGCCATGACTTCCATTTGCTGTTGTGCAGCAGCCATTTCAGGTGACTCATCGCCTGTAGCAAGCACCTTGGGATCAAGGATTTTCTTGAACCGCTCTGCCATTTCCTGCGCGCCGGGCCAATCCATGTTCTTGATGAACAAATCGCCTGCAACAGCCCAAAGTTGTGGGTTGGATTGCAGAATCTGGCTCATAGCATCAAGTGCTTCTTGACGCTTGGTCATGTAGCCGGGGCCAGTAGTAACCATAACGTCGTATGTACCAACGCCGGGGTTGTATATCTTTTCGATCAGACCGCCAGTTTCTTGGTCACGCACTTCGCGTACAGCTTCTTCCTGCGCGGGGTCCATTTTGACCATGCTGACTTCGCCGTCAGCACCAATGATGCGTGCAATGCGCTGTGTGTCGTAGATTTTAGGGATCATATCAACGATCTGGCGCGTAATGTATCGAATGGCCCGCGCAAGGTTGTCAACATAGTGGTACGTGCCAACATCGCCCTGTTTTTCGCGTGCGACAATAGCTTTTGCCGACCGTTCGTTGCCTTGCTGGCCCAGCGACGCATCATACTGGCCTGTTGTGGCCTTGATGTCCTCGCCAGCGCCCATTTTAGCCTGTATCAGACCTGTTTGGGGCAAAGGTGGCTGTGCGCGTTGTGGAAGCGGTAGAACGCCTCCAGCGCCGTCTGTAACGTCTGGGTTGACTTCCAAATACGGCCAGTTGGTCGTGTTGGCAGTCTTCCACTGGTTTTCGTAGCCTTCAAACTGGCCGCCGTAACCGATAAACGGTGCTTTAGGGGCCAATGCAAGCATTTCTGCCTCTTGGCTGGTCCAGTAGTTGTACATACGCTGGGCATCTTTGGCGTTACGCACAAGCCCAGAGATGTATATCTGTCCGTCAACTTCCCATTCGTTGCCAATTACGCGCACGACAGGGATATATTTGCCTGACCACTCGCGCTCATCAAGAATGTCAAAGCCATTGGTCTTCATCCACATGACTTTTTTACGGTCTACTTTGCGTGTGCGAAGCGGTTTACCGTACATTTCTTTAAGCTGCTTGTCTTCTGGCGAGTTAGCTTTGGCAGTCTGGTTGTTTGGGTACAGATGCAGCGTTTCAGGCTCGTAGACGTTGTAAAAATACTCCGCGATGCGGATCGTATCTTCTTGCAGCCACGACGAAATGCCCTGATCGCCGACGCCTTGGCTATATAATGTGCTGATTGGCGATGCGTCAGGGAACAAACGCTCATATTCTGACTTTAGTATATCTTCGGTGATAAAGCACCATTCGGCATCTGAGCCGCATGGGTCTTGGATCGTTGGGTCCATGTAAACACTAAATGCGTTACGGACGCGGCCAATCTTAATGTCTTGGTCAAACGTATCGTCGTTGCAATACTCAGTCAGCAGGCGGATGTAACCTTCGCCGTAAGTGACTTGGTTGTCGCAAGCCGTGTCATACGCAACGTCAGCATCTGACATATACTCAATGTGGCGCACCACACCATTGAAGATTTCGGCGACCTGTACGTCAGCGTTGTCATCAGCGGGTATAACCTTACCGTTTGGTCGGTTCTGACGCTGTTCGTTCGTCACCTGACGGACGTGCTGTGGCAGCTTGTTGATTGTCAGGCATGGACGTGCGTTGATAGCTTGGCCCTGCACGCTTCCGCGTGTTGACAACACGTCAGCAGGCCACTGCCACTGGTTGTCAGGGCTGCCAGCCATAAAGCGTAGATCGTCTAGTTCGTCCTCACGGCTGTCTGAATACGCAGCCTGCGCCATCGTAAGACGGCTACGCATGGTAGCCATCTTATCGTGATCGTCGCGCGTTGTCTTAGGCGCGTTCGATCCTACGTTGGCAACTTTTCCTGCCGCTTCAATGCCTGTGGGGTCGGCCATAGATTATTTCTTGCCTTTGCTGGCGGCGCGCTTCACGCTGTAGGCGATAGCGACGGCTTGTTTCACAGGTTTGCCCGCATTTACTTCTGCTTTGATGTTCTTGCGGAACGCAGCTTTGCTGGGTGACTTACTAAGGGGCATAATTAACGCTTTTTACCCATTGGCGATGACTTCATGTTTGTAGTCATGCTGATAACTTTCTGCATCTTTGGTGCAGCAGGTTTAGCTGGCATCTTGACTGCGCGTCCGCCGGCTGGGCTTGTCGAGCCTTCGCGCGCCGTGATCTCTTTAGCGGCTGCCTTGCGGGCTGGGTCGCGGTTGGCAATGGCAGCTTTCTCAGATGCTACAGTGCCTGTCTTGTACAACGCTCTAGTGAATTTGTTAGCTGGCATTTACTTACCCTTCTTAGTTGGCTTGGCCGTCTTGGCGCTTTCTTTGAAATCTTTTGCTGTAGGGGCGCCCTTAGCACCGGGCTTACGCATCTTCTCGCCAGAGCCAGCAGCTATGCGGGCTTTCTTAGCGTGGATGTTTGCGTACAGTCCGGGCTTCATGAGCATTTCCACCTTTTCAAACTAGCTTTGGCACGCTCGCCGTCTTTTGCTTTAGCAGCTACTGCACCCATGCGCGCGCAAAATGACGCTTTGCGTCCTGCATCTGCTTTTGTTTTCGGGTTGGGTGCAGGCGCCTTTAATTTACTACCTGTAGCAGCATTATACTTGGCTCTGCCAGCGGCTGTCAGACCCGCACCCTTTGACACAGGCAGTTTCTCGCCTCTGCCAACGGATAGCGACACTGATTTCTTCTTGTCAGCCATTAACTGCCCATCCACGATGTAGATATTCCTGCGGGAGAATAGCCTCTTGTGCGATGCTTGTCAACGCGTGTCAGACGCGGATCAGTAGATGCTACAGGAAACGCGAACGTGACCGCTATGGCGTCTGCTGCGTCTGGCGAGGCCAGCCCGCGTGACTTCATATCCTTCTTGCTTTCGAGGAACAGCGTCCCCCGGCTGTCAGGCTTGGTCCGTGGGCTGATGAGGTCTGTCTTCAGGAACCTATCTGTGGGCAAGTGGCCCGTTCTGAGCCAATCCCGCATGGCGCCCCACATCTCTGCGCGCTTGTTACCCCACATCGTCTGGTTCTTAGCCTTGTTGCCGAAGTTTACACCGCGTATCTTGTACCGCTGTTCCTTCAGCCTGTCCACGACGCCTGCGCCTAGCCCGCCTTCGTCGATGCAGACCAGCGCCGGCTGGAACTGCTCTATGGCGTCGATGACATGGCCTGCCACTTCCATAGTGTCTGCACCGCGGTGTCTTCGCAACTCTAGGATGTCACGGCCCTGCCGTATGGCGATGACCGTAGCGTCAGCCCCGAACCGTGCCGGGTCTACACCTATGACGATGGGCGCGCTGGTATCCTTGACAGGCGCACGCTTCATGGCATCATCGACCAGATTGCTGCCGATGAACTGATCGTCACCTTCTGAGGGGAAGTTACCGTACACTTCGACACTGGCTTGGTAGCTGTCTGGCCCGTATTCATCAATAATGCGCTGGTACAGGTTCTTGTCTGTACCCTCGACATCACGGGCGTCGATGACGCGTGTTGACCAGAACGCCCGCTTGCTGTGGAACGTTTCGTAGAAATAGCCTGTATTGCGCCGCGGGTTGGAGAACGCCAGATGGAAGCGATGTGGAGTATTCTCCGTAAAGAAACCATCAGACACTGACCAGATGCTGTCAGGTATACCGCTGGCTTCGTCAAATATCAGCATCACACCGTCGAAGTTGTGGACCCCCGCGTATGCGTCAGGGTTCTCTTCTGACCACAGCCGGCCTTCGACTGACCAGTAGCGCGTACCTTTCTTGAGGTCACGCTCGACTAACTCTGTCAGCCACTTGGCTGGCATGATGCGTGTGGCGGCTATCTCAAACCAGTGACTGTTGAGGCTCATGGCTAGCCACTTTGTAATTTCCGCCCATGTTACGGACCGCAACTGCGCCTCGGAGTTTGCCGACACGATGGTGGTCGATCCGATGCGTGATGACAGCATCCAGATTGTTAGCCATGATACCAGCGCCGACTTGCCGATACCGCGTCCTGACGCAATTGCCAGCCGTGCAGTTGAGAAGTCAACCTTACCGTTGTTTTCTTTGATGTGGTCACGTAGGTCTGACAGTATCTGACGCTGCCATTTACGCGGTCCGGGGAAGTGTTCCAGCGGCGTGCCTGCTTGGCCCCACGGGAATGTGTACAGCACGAACGCTAGTGGGTCATCCTTCAGCGTCGGTGACCACAGCCGCGCCATCAACTCCATCTCGTCTTGGGCTGAGTATACGGGCGCTTGCATTAGCGTTTAGTCTTCTGAAAGTCCGCTATGTCTTTTTCCATCATCTTGTGGATCGTCTGTTCCCGCGACATTGCCTCTTCTGGCGTCTTGTACGACGGGAACTTAATGCCTGACTTCATAGCCAGCCGCACCGCCGAAGGGACATCGCGTTCTTGCCCATGCCAGTATGTCGGTATCAGAGTCTCGCCCTGCGGCAGACCGACAACAGCGCCCTTAAACGTAGTCAGGCTACCGTCAGCGTTCTTCTGATACATCCCTGTCGCTAAGTTGCGACGGTGATAGTCCAAGACTTCCTGCTCTTCCGGTGTCAATTTGTCTGCCATTAGTCTCTTCCTCTAGTCGGGGCAGTTCTGTGTACAGCCCTTCGATGACGCGCGTCTGTGCTTTTTCTAGCGCGCCTGTGATACTTATCTGTTGGTCTATGTTTACGTCGATCTGCTGCTTGGCTACCCAGCCGTGCTGATGCTTGAGTATCTCCAGCGCAGCCTTGCTGTCGCCATCGCGTGCCGCTTCGTACATGGTTTTGGCCGCTACCATCTCGCCGTCGGCACGACCTTTGATCTCTGCCATCTCGACCAGCGGGTCTGCGTCGGCCAACACACGAAATTGTTTGGGTGTCATGCCGGCGGCCATAGCTAGGCTGTCACCCTTTAGGCCGTAGCGGGCAGCTTCATAGATAGACTCCAGCCGCGACTCGGTGGCTTGCACCCGCTCTGGTGTAAATGGCAGTGAGTAGAAAGTCATTGGGCGTACTATAGTGTGTTGCGTTCTAAGATGCAAAAAAAAATAAAAATTGTTTGCGACCCTACCCGGCACAGTCACGCGGCCCACCGGCCCTACCCACCCCGGCTAAATATTTACTGTATTAATACACTAACACAGTGCTGCCAGCATTAGCTGTGTTGCTGTGTTAACACAGTGATTAGCGTTCTGCTTATGTTCCTGCTGGAATAGAAATGGCCTTTCCCTTTCGGCGCTTGCGCGAATTGGAAAAAACACATTGCTAGCTAGCTAGGTGTGTTAGTGTATTAATACACCAGCAGACGTCACGGACGTCATGACAATTTAATTCACTGGGGAATGCGTGACGTTAACGTCAACCATGAGAACAAACAGCTAGGTGTGTTACTGTGTTAATACAGTAAGGGACGTCATGATTTCGAAAACACCAGTCGCTGACGAAATGCGTACAGCGTACCGTATAGGTTATATATATACCCATTTTTTAAAACCTGACTTTAAACAAATATAATGGCAATATGACAATTAGCATCCCCAAACGGCGCAATTCCGCCAATAATCCGGACGTCATTTGCCTCTAAATAATGACGTCCCTAATGACGTCCGATGACGTCCATTTTGTGTAAGTTATCCACAGATTTATTTTCGTTATAATCGGTTGTCATTTGGGACGTCATTCGGGACGTCATTCGGGACGTCATTCCAAACGCCCTAAATCTTTTTTATCTGCAACACATTTTGTTGTTGACAGTATTTTAAGAGGGTATATAAGAGGGCATCAACAACGCAATGGAGTAACTAATATGTATGATTTGCCAACCAACCCAACCGCCCGGGACATTCTTACCCGGTCAATCGAATGCCACAATGGCGCATTCCGCGCTGCGCTTATTGAGCAAGCCGAAGCGCATGATTCGTGGGCATCATTCACTAATAATGAGCGCGGGCGTCAAGGTGCCGTTGCATCGTTCAACGCTTGCTTGAGGGCATATGATTTCGCCGGGCGCGATGATTTGCCCGCAATCGAACGCGCATCGTGCATCGCATATGAATGCGGCCCAATGATTGTTGCGCTCAATGTCGCCTGTAAGTTGCAAGACTTGCCAGCCCATGTTCGGACGCAAGCTGCAATCGCAGCGTAAACTAACGCCACCGGGTGACAATCCCGTCACCCGGTGACATCAATAGGAGTGAGACACTATGATTATTTTCCCCGGCGATTATGTAAAAACAAGGGCGGACGGCGCTTGGCATCTGGTCAAGCACACTATGACTGATATGCTTATTTTGCTGGATAACGGCTTTTTGACATACGCCCACGAACTTCACGTTGACGCTGTTTTGTCTGCCGACGAATTCGCGGCGGCCTTGGGCGTAGAACCGGCAGTATTCATTTATAATCAATCAATAGGTGCAGCCTAACCCCATATTAGCCGCGCGGCTAACCCTGCGCGGCCTTTATGGCGCTAGTGCCAATATAGGAGTGAGTGAGATGCTATCCGATAAACAAATATCAGAGCCCAATTTTGATCACCTTGCGGACGTAGCGACAGACGCATTTTTCGAGATGTTAAAGCGCGCAAACGTAAACCATGCGTTCAGCAGCAAACTAGACGAGGCGGCGACTAATCGCCTAGTCGATGAACTAACCGCCTTTCTTATACGTTTAGATCGCCGCCAGCAGGACACAAACGCATGATCGCGCACATTCTTGCCACAGCCGGTTTCGCCGCCGTGCTGCTGCTATCATTAACCGCAATAATCATTACGTTAAAAGGAAACTGAGAAATGACTAAATTTGAAACCACAAGCCAGCGTGTAGCTTACATTGATTATGAGGCTATCGCGCAAGAGCGCAACCGCCGCCGCAAATTGATGCATGATGCTGCGCCAGACCTATTGTTGGCGCTGGAAGCATTGCTTGAAGATGCGTTGGCGCTGGGGCTGGCTGACAGCCACCTATCGGGCAGCGCAATAGAAGCCCGTGAAGCAATAGCTAAAGCAAGAGGGAACTGAGCAATGACAAACCACGGTAGAACCTATCTGACCATGCTGTCAGATGCCGAACTAGTTCGCACGGCATTAGACCGTGATCACGAACTGGCTGTAGTGCTGGCAGAGCGCCTTAGCGAACTGTTGACCGTCGAAGATGAACTAGAGCATCTACAGATGCTATATGACCGGCTAGTGGCTGAGAATAACGCCCTGCGCGACGATGCAGCCGAATGACGGCGCTACTCGCTGGCGCAGCCCTATTTCTATTAACACTAATATTGGAGGATTAACTATGACACCCGAATATATGACAATTGCGGTTCTGTTAGCCGCACAAGCCGCAACATTGGCTATCCTATGGGATACGCACCGGCAATACAGTTGGTTCCGCAACGCATGGGTGCGCGACACAAAAGAATTGCTACTGTGGAAACGCAACGCCGTAATGCGCGATCCTAAAACGGGTAAATACGTCAAGCGGGATAGAAGCTAATGGATCACGCAGTAAAAAAGCGCGTCCAGCACCTGTGCGGCTATATCACCGACAAAACCGCCGTGATGCAACACATCAACCGCGAATTTAACATCAACCTAACGCTGCGCGACTTAGACGCTGTGGCAAAGGCTAAAGAGCGACCGACACGCACCAGCTTAGAAGCCATGATGCCATCGCCCCTGATCGTGACGCACAAGTGGAAGGGATACGACCCGCTAGCCGTTGCGCTGTTCAAGTATCACGCAGCACGGTCATTTGGTGATGATCAAACCTTTTGGCTTAACCGACTAAACGACAAACGGGCGAAACCCGACATAACAGTGGAGCTATAAAATGATTATTAACACATATACCAACGAACAAGCCGAAGTGCTGCAACGGGCAGCAGATGCCTTGCGAGAGCATGACAAGCTAAAGGCTGCGCTACGGGCGCAGGAAGCGCACCTGTCAGACGTTAGCCGCGACTATAGCAACGTCTATAAGTTGTGGGGCGTCCGGCCTGAGCATCTGCGCCAAGCCTGTATTGCGCGGGGACTGATAACGTGAGCCGACCAATGTTCTACCCAATGGGCACTATGGCTGTAGGCGATAGCGCGACCATGCCAGCCATTAACAAGGGTGATGCCAAGCGCACCAGCCGCAACGTTAGCCAGTATGGGCAGCGCCATCATAAGCATTTTATTTGTCGAACTAAGGATGGTTTGACCACAATTACAAGGATGAGATGACATGATCAAAGAACGCATTGAAGCACTACGCAAACGTGAGCGGGTGTGCTGGGATATGTCCGAAGTGTTCCTACACGCCAAGGACGCACATGGTCTTCATGACATGGGCGTTGAAATCCAAGGCATCCAATGGGCGATCCGCGAACTGGAAGGGCTGCTACGCAAATGACCGACCAAAATGGATATATGAAACTAACACGCATTCCAGCAGTGCGTTCGTCTAAAGACCCCAACACCTTCACCAATCACCTGACCACCGCAAGCGGCGGGATAGGCGATAGGGTGACAGACGAAACCGCTACGCATTACATGGTGCATCACTTTTGGATTGAGGAAAAGAAATGACCAAAGAAATAAAATACCGAATGGATGCTAAGACGGGCCGACCATTGCACTTGCTTGGCGACCTTGCCGTTGTCCTGAACGATGACGGCTCAACAGTGACCGAGCATTACGACGAAAACGGCAGACTTTACAGAACCAGTTACAAGTCAGTGCCCTACCCTAAAGATTGGACACCAGAATGATCGACGATGATGACGCGCTGCCCGACAGATACACCGAGCGGGCCGAAGCTACCTTAGCCTATCGGCTGATGGAATATCTGGAATCCCTCGGCGTGATAACCGCTGACCATGTGGCCTATCTGCGCTGGCCCCCGATAGAATTGATTGAAGATGCCGAAGCAGCATTAAAAGATGAGTAAAAGAAAAGCCCCCTGCGGAGTGAGGACGCAGGGGGCTTAAAAGGGTCAGCAAAGCGACACCAAGAGGGTTAGTAGAGCATTACCAACTATGCCCACATATCACTGCAACCCATTGGTTGTCAATTCTTGCCTAGCGTTGGCATAATACTACTGTTTGGCAACACTTCCGCCATGCGGCGCAACTCTGATTTGTTATATTTTTGGATCACTTCAGGCGCGGCAAAGATATGCTTTTTGTTCATATGTTCTTTTGAATTGAGGCGGCCCATGTCGATCCAGCCAGCTTCCTTAAACGCATGAAGCAGTGCAGCCGGTGGAACCTTTATGCCGACAGGCAATAGAGGCCCAAGCAAGTCGCAGATGCGGTGGAACGGCCCACCGATAACACCATCAGCAAACAGACCCCCACGCTGGCGCATCAACTCGACCAGATAGCTTTCGGCGGCGCTCATACCATGCTCGACCATGTTCAGCTTCCATTCGGTCACTGGCGGCGGCGCAGAAGGGTTGAACGACGAAACGTCGCGCTGGTGCAGCCAAGCGGCGCACTTCTCATAGCCGCCTGTCTCATACCAGCCCCACAGCGCGTCGGCTGCTGGCGTTGTCATGCGCGGCGCGTGCGTCCAGACGCAGAACCAACGGCGATCCTGCGTAGGCAGGGTGATAGGTAGCGAGTCGTTCGTGTAGGCAAGCACCATCAAGCGGTTGACCAAGTCGTAAGGGTGCATACCCTTACGGTTAACCGACAGCGTTGCAGGCGGCGCAGCGATCAGCGGCTTTAACTTGTTAGCCATCGCTCGGCGCTCTCTTGCCTCTGGTTCCTTTAACTCGTTCAGGATGACCACTTCAGCCTCAAGCGCATAACCCCACTGGCTTTCCAATCCGCCAGCTTCGATGACCGACCTGTTGCGCCAGTTACTGCCGCCAAGCGCCCATAGAAACGGCTGGAATATAGTATCCTTGCCCGCGCCTTCGTCGCCGCCAATTAGGATGGCATGGTTAATCTTAACGCGGGGGTTCTGTATCTTGAACGCCATAGCGTTAAGGATATGGTCTAAATCCCTGTCATCCGTAATCAGGTTGCGGCAATGCTCAAGCCAAGGCTCGACATCATGGTCTGCAATCTTGTCGCTTTCAGCTACGTCAGGGCGGGCGTTTGTCCACCTGTTGCCGTAGACCAACCCGTCGCGCGTCACTAGCACATCATCACCAGCGGCAAACGTCACGGCTGCCAATGCTGGCGCGCCGCGATCCTGCCGACGCTCATCAAAATAGATGGATGATTGCACGCGCTGCGTCTTCTTGTGGATGGAGCGACAGTCAACGTGACGGAACAGGGCGTTAAAGACGTTACGCGCTATCTCTTGACGTGTGACCATGTCGAAATAGCAGTCATCAGACTGTATATAAGCGAAACGCTCAAACCACTCGCTTTGTTCCAGCCGTCCTGCCTCTTTCTTTTCGACCTCACGCACACGCGCTGCGGCTTCGTCAGGGAAGGCTTCCGTAGGCGAAATCTTGTCCATCATCGACGCCATCCGTTCAGCGATCAGTTCATCACGCAACCCCGGCGTTGCCTTCGGGCCACCTTCGTTGGCTACCCAATCAAGAAACGTCCGGCTGTCTAAGTCTTGGCAATGGCCGTGGTAGCAGCAGAACGAACGATCCAGCGGCTTGTAGCGCGCTTCGATCATGCCGTCGCTGTGTTCCTGATGGTTAGGGCAGACAATGCCGCACCAGCCGTCGTTGTTAGGCGCGCTGAGGACTAGGTTCTTTTCGCTCAACCATGTCAGGACGTTGTCCATTCCAGTGTCGCGTATCTTTACGGCTTTATAGTCCGCCGTGTCGCCTTCTTCTGGCGTAACGCCTAACGCACTACAAATCTGCTCTAAAGTGTATTCGCGGTCTGGGTGGAACTCGACCAGCCGCGCAGGAAAGTTGCCGCGTCCGCTCTTTAAGTTGATACTGCCGGGGATGCGACAGTTACGGACAGCGTTGGTCGCGCCCGGATCAGTGTAGCCGGCGTCCGCAATAGCCTTGACGGCAGCGCAGAAGTCGCCTTTGTTTGGTTGTTCGTTGAACGCATAGCCCCACTGAAACGAACCTTCGCTGGTTTCTAGTATCCATGTCGGGTCAAGCGGCGGCGTCTTAGATTTTGTGCCGATGTCATCCAGCATCATAAACAGGACGAACTCGACGTTGCTGGACTTTGCAGCCGGCTTGCCGTCTACAAAGCGGTCAACGACGAACGAGCCGGTATTCACATACCATGCCTCATCATCCTTGATGCGCGCCTTCTCAGGCAGGAACGCAGGGAAGGTGGCCTTCGGCGCGCCATCTGCATGGTAGATCAGGTTGCCGTCCTCGCCGCGTGTGGGCTTCTGACGCACTAACAAAGCTGTCTCGCCCACTGTATCAGCGGCTAAACCAACTATGTAGTCTATGAATTTCGTGCGATCCTCACTCATCGCTTGCTCCTTATTTGCCATAACGTTCCATAATTGCCACTTCAGCGTTCAGGGGTAGCCCTGCTGCCCAAGGTGGCGGCTCACACATAACTTGCACCAGCCGCGCTGCTGCGGCCTCTGCATCTGCTTCTGGCACTTCCAAGACGATTTCATCGTGGATGTGCAAGACTACATCGTCCAGCCGGCGCAAGGCGTAGCGCAGCAAGTCGTTAGCGACAGCCTGCGTGATGTTCTCACACGCCAAACCGCGCCATAGCCGCGCCCTAGGCCACTCCTTTGCATCAGCGGCGGGCTTCCAAGAAGCCTTCGCGTAGGTCAGGTTGCCTTCCTCGTCGAAACGGGCGAAAGGATAACATAACACACGTCCAGACGGAAGCGCATACCAAAGATGCAGTCCGTCGAATAAATATGTGACGCGGCCCGTCGTAAACTCACAGTTCTTGTTCCGCATGGCACGCATATAAGTCTCTTCAAGGCCAGCCCAGTACGGCACGGCCCACTTGTTAGCCCTGCGCCATGCGTCCACCATCCGCTTGGCGTTGCTTTCTGACATTATCAGACCATAGATGCGGCCCATGCTGGCGAACGCACCGACGCCGCCTGCAAAGCCACAGGCTAACTCTTGAACCTTGCCGATCTGGCGCTGGTCTTTGTTAACGTCATCATATTTGACAGCAAAGGTCGCCATAGCGTTGTGCTTGTACACATCTTCACCCTTGGCAAAGATTGCCAACTTGCCCTCACCGAAGGCACTGTCGGACGCCCACGGCGTCACCCGCGCTTCAATCGCAGCCCAATCGGCAACCACAAGGCGCTTGCCTTTGTCAGCCATCAGTGATGGGCGCAGCATACCTTTCAGCACGTCTGTTACGCGCCGGCCATGATCAGGGACAATCCTGTGCCCGCGCACCATAGCCTGCCTTACTAATGCAGGGTCTGCGGCGCACTTTCTTGGGAAGTTATGGACCTGAAGCCCAAACGATGAAGCGCGCCCAGTAGCACTGCCTCCAGAAAATACGAACGCTCCTCTAACGCGAAAATCCTCCGCATCAGCAAGCGCCGCTGCACGTTGGAATTTAGCGACGGACGATGCCCACAGATCGTCCGCGCACTGGATGACTTCCGCAACTTCCGCCGGTACTTCATCTGGGTTCTCCTCTGCCAGCACAAGTAAGTTGGCGCGCACGTTCTTGTCAATGGACAGCTTCTCGACGCCATCCTTCATCACGGTCGCCACGGCTACAGCCTGTGGCCCTACCCTAGCTAACACCCAATCCTTCATCTTGGGGCTGCGGACGGACTTAATCTCGCCATGCGTCACCTCTGCGACGATGTTTTGTATCTCAGCCAATTCAGCTTCAGCGTAGCGCACCGCTGCCAACGCCAGCGGCCTGTCAAGCAATACCCCGCGGTCGTTGATCCGCTCGTTGATGTGATAGTCGGCCAACTCTTCGTCGGACAGCGGGCGCTGCGCCTGCGCTATGGCACGCATGGCCCGCACGTCCTGTTCGCAATAGTCAACCATCTCTTGCATCAGCTTTGCGTCTTGGCGAAACTCGCCGGTGCCTTGCGGGATGGACAGCGCGCGGATCAGTTGCCCGCCGCGGTGGTCTTTCTTCATGGTAGCGCCAGCAAAGCGGCCCACATCCTCAAGGCTACCCGGCGCGCAGTTGGCGCGGGCTTGGGCTGCGGTGCAGTAGAACTGCTCCAGCTTAAAATCTATCTGAAGGACATACCAGAATATCAGGCGCTCAAACGCTGCGTTGTGCGCGTACACCAGCCCCTTGTGATCATGCACGGCTTGCGGGAAAGGCTCACTGGGTAGCCACGTCCGCACGTCTTCGTCATCAAATGCGTATGACATACATAGCACGTCGGTGCTGGTGTCCTGCGCGTAATTGTACACGCCGCGGCTGCGAAGGTCGCACCGGCTGCGCGTTTCGAAATCGATCCAAAGTTTAGTCATGAAGTTCTCACTCTTCCGCTACTCGCTGGGGGCATGGTGGATACGCCCCCAGCTTTCGCACCACTTAGGCTACGCGGCGTCGGCGACGCGTGCCGTCAGCGGCATCAGGTTCAGCAGCGACTTCCAAATCTGCTTCATCTGAGTCCTCAACCGAGTCGGTGTCCATTGACACCCATTCAGTAATTTCAAAAACAGGCACAATAACTTTACCATATTTTTTGTGTTGGTAATGCTCAGACTTTAATGTGAGCAGTGCCACGCAGTTGACAGGGTCTTTGTCTACTTGGTCGGCTATGGCAACCGCACCCAACTGTTCCAAAGCCTTTTTACCGCCAACAGACGTTGTGGTGTATCGTGCCTGCATACCTTTGTCTTCGCCGTTGGTGCATACCAGCGTCATGCCAAGTTGGAATTCCCAGCCGCGGGTCGCGCCTGCGGGGGCGGGGTCTAACTCTGGCAGCGCCGCCTTTAACGACACTAGCTTTTCACCTAGCACTTCGCCGTTACCCCATGCGATGTAGCCATGCACGAATGAGAACGGATTAACAGCCCATAAGCTGCCATCTTCAATTTCGGTAGCGTCTGCACCAAAAACCCAATGACCTGTCTTGTCCATCTTGAGAATAACTGTCCCACTTGGGCCAATATCGCTTTTTATAGTCCGCAAAACGGAAGATAGGTCTTGAAGGGATGGCAAGTTAGCGTCGCCAAAAGTAGTGATATTCGACATTGTATTGTACCTTTTCTGTTACTGGATTTTAGACATAGCTTTTCTAAGCATCTGTCCGATTTGCAAGACCGCTGGCCGGGAATCACTTTCCGGCGCAAGGGTAGAGCCACTTGAGACAGCGACAATTAAGTCGGCTGGCAATTCTATTTTGGCTTTCTTCAAAGCCTTTTCCGCTTGTGCGGGCGACAATGGTTTAGGATCAGCCCATGGCTCCACGCCCGCACCGGACAAAAAGGCTACAGCCATATGCTCATTTGTCCACTGCCGTGTTGCACGTTTGTTGACCAGCTTCCATCCGGGGACTTTATGCCCCTCTTCCAAAAGCCCATGCGCCAACTGCTGCAAATCCCTAATGAACGCCTCGACCAACGGCGCCTGTTCCAGATAGTGCGCTATCTGATCCATTGGCAGCGCATCAACCTTGACCTTCAGCGCGCGGTCTACAGCGCCGGTCATGACAGGGCAGACAGGCTTGGCCGCGCACCACTTGCAATGGTCGCCGGATGCCAACGGCGCGTCAGCGCGCGCAGCAATCTTGACAGCAGCGGCAAGTTCTTTCTCAAACGCATCGACGCGGTCTAGCGTTGTCACCCACCGCTTAACAAACGGCGGTTGTACGATGATTAGTTCTACTTCTTTAGCCCCGTCAAACGCCCATGCCGTTTCCGCCGTGCGTTTAGCAGCCGCAGCGTAGAAGAGTAGCTGCGCGTTTTCTGTGGCTTCGACAGCCACGCCATCGCCGAACTTCCAATCCAGAACAACCGCTCTATCACCAAGGCGACCAAGAAGATCGGTAGAACCAAAAACATTAGGAAGAAAATCACCAAAGCCAACCCTGCTCTCAACAGCATATTCCATCTCCCCTTTGGGGTCTATTTCGTCCAGCGCACGCAGCGCCACTACCAGCTTGTCATCGACCAACGCTTCGGTCAGTACGCTACTAGCGTATGTTGTGCCGACCATGCTGTATGGGTCAAGGTCGCTCTCTAATACAGACGCTATGGTGTCGTGTAGGAGCGTGCCTTCGTCGGCGTAGCTGCTGCTGGGCTTTGGCGGCACGGTGTCCACCAGCGCCACGCTGCCGGGGCAGGCTATGACGCGCTTGGCGGTCGAACCGCCGACTATCTTACTATGTTGCATACTGTACCTCACTTTATTGTTTGAACCCTCATCATACAGACAACAAAATTTGATGCAAGCCTTGAAATGCAAAAAATTTTGGAGTAGCCCTTCGTCATGACTGAGAAAGAAATAGAGCGGTACTTCTGTAAACGTGTGCGGGCGCTAGGCGGTTTTGCCTACAAGTTCCGCAGCGTGACACAGATAGGTGTTGCCGACCGCATAGCCTGTATGCCTAACGGTGAGGCTTGGTTCATAGAGATCAAGCAGCCCAACGGACGCCTGTCTGCGTTGCAACGTATCTTTTCAGAAGAGATGGCACACACCAAGCAGCACTACGCGTGTCTGTGGTCGATAGAGGACATAGACGCATGGCTCAAACGCTTCAGCTAAGGCCATATCAGGAGCAGGCGGCAACGTTCCTGTACGAGCGTGACCGCGCCATGATCCTTGCGCCTGTCGGTGCTGGTAAGACAGCCATCACCTTGACGGCGATGGATGAGATGCTGCGCGACGGCATCGTCAACCGCTGGCTGGTGGTGGCGCCGAAGCGTGTCTGCACAGATGTGTGGCCGGTGGAAGCGCCCATGTGGTCTGGCATCGCCCCTGCACTTGCTGTCGGCACGCCGTCGCAACGCATCGCAGCACTTCAGAGCGATGCCAGTGTGGTGGTTATTAACTATGACAACCTAGATAAGCTAGAGGACTTATCCAGTTTCGACGGCGTTGTGTTCGACGAACTGACGCGGCTGAAGAACCCGTCAGGCAAACGCTTCAAGGCGCTAGAAAAGATGATGGCGTCCATGAAGATACGCTGGGGCTTGACCGGCTCGTTCACGTCGAACGGCCTTGAGGATGTCTTCGGCCAGTGCAAGATCATTGACCAAGGGCTGCTGGGCCGCGCCAAGGGTGCGTTCATGCAGCAGTATTTCATCTGCACCAACCGCGACTTCGGCCAATGGGTTCCGGCAGCAGGCGCGCTGGAGCAAGTCATGAAGCGCATCCGCCCTGCGACGTTCGTGCTGGAGCCGGGCGAGTACAAGGACAAGCTGCCGCCATGCCATGTCACTGAGGTACGCGTCGCGCTGACAGACCGCGCGCCATACGAAAAGATGAAGCGCGAGTATGTCGTGCGCTTTGGTGATGACCAGATCGTAGCGCAGAACGCAGCGGCAGTAACAACCAAGCTGCAACAGATGGCGTCTGGCTTTGTCTACAACCGCGACGCTGGCACGCCGTCCATTTGGTTCAGCAGCCACAAGTTTGACCGGCTGGAAGAGTTGCTGGCGGAGAACCAGCGGGCCAACACTATCATTGCGTACACCTATCAGGAAGAGTTGGCGGAACTAAAGCGCCGCTTCCCGCACGCGCAGACGATGGATGATGACAACGTCATTGAACGCTGGAACGCAGGCGAGGTCGAGTTGCTGCTGGCCCACCCTAAGTCAGCCGGCCACGGGCTGAACCTACAGCATGGCGGATGCCACATGGTGTTCCTGTCGCTGCCGTGGTCGCTGGAGTTGTATGAGCAGACGGTCGGGCGCCTGCACCGCAGCGGCCAGACAAAGGATGTCTGGGTCTATGTGATGTTGACGGAAAAGAGTATTGACGAACGCATATGGGCGGCGCTGCACGACAAGCGTGCGGTGTCCGACATAGCATTAGAGGAATTGAAAAATGAGTAAACTAAACTGGCGGTCGATGATTGCCGTGCTGTCTGACCTTACGGAAGACCAGCTAAAGCAGGCGCTGGACGCTGAACTGAAGACGCACAAGCGGCCAGCCATTGCTCGGCGGTTGCACCAACGTTACTCTGCCATGCGGACAGCGCGGGAGCGCGTCGAGATTATGATAGGGCTAAAGAAATGACAGACCATGCGGCAGCCGCAGCAGAGGCACTAGATAAGATAATCGCCATGCTGCGGGCAGGCCATGTGCCAGAGGACTTAGGCGAGGCAGTCATACTGATCGGGCGCCTGATGGCTAGGCGCACCTAGCGGTCATTTTACAGCTACTGCATCTACCCATGCTTTAACCGTCAGGCGATGCTTGACGCTACAGTCTGTATACTTTGCAATGATGTCAGCTTCCCAAAGCGCTCGCTCAGGGTCGATCATTACCATTGGCGGGTTTTGAAGTGTCGGGCACTTTGCCGCTAGGTTCGCCGGCGGCAGCGGCATTGGCGTCACTGACACCGCTTTCGAGCACCCGGCGCAAAGCGTCAGAACCAGCGCAATCAACAGGAACGGCAGGAGCCGTTTTATATATTTCACGTATGGTGTTGGTGCGTTCGGTTGCCACCACATTGGCTTGATCTCGTTCGGATTCGTAGGTTTGCGAAACATCATCTACTACCTCTTGTTTTTTGACACGTAGCTTCTCAGCTTTCTCCAGCGCCTTTGCAAAAGCTGCGTCGCACTGCCAATCGCGGACCTTGTACCCAGAAGCAGCACCGATAAGCAAAGCGCCTGCCAATCCATATATCATAATTGGGTTGATTAAAGCCATACTGCGTACTTCTTTGTCTTTAGACGGCGGTCATCAAGGCCATGTGTACCACCATTGATACGCTTTGTCAGCGCAAGGATTGCGCCTTCGCCTGTGCCTTGGTCGCAGATACCCCACAGTTTGTTACGGTCGAAGAACCACAAGGCGCTTTCAAAGCAGAGTTCGCCGGCCACAAGATCAGGGTTGGTCATGACATCTGGGCGACCGATGTAGTTGGCAAAGGCTTGGTAGTTATCCTTGCCTGTCAATTGAAGCGCGCCACGGCCACGGAACTTCCACCCGTCACCGCTGCCTTCAGGTCCGTTGCCCATTCGATTTGCATAGACACGATTAGCTATTTTTTGTGGTTGTCGTTCGTAGGCGCGAGCCATTGCATCAGTCGGGAAGTACTTCCCAAATATGCCGCGAAGCCCTTTTGCGCCATAGTTAAGGTTCTCGCTAAAAGCCTTAAAGCCGCCGGACTCATGCGCTGTTTGAGCGAAAAAATGTGCTGCACGATTAGGCGATAGCTTATAATAAGCCGCAGCCGCCTTAAATGTGCCCGGGCCGAACGCGCCATCTGCCGTTACTCCTATTTTCTGTTGAAGGTTAATCAGGCTCACTTGTCGTCCTTCCTATTATTCCATAGCTCAAAGAGCGATTTAATCTTTTCCTCAACCACAGCAAGGCGCACATCCATCTTAGCAAGGATGATGGTCAGCGTAATGAACGCAAGAACGATAGGCCAAAGCTGGCCAATCAGTTCGACAGTGGAAAGATCGCCTGCCATTACGCCGCCGGATTGCGCCAATCAGGAAAGTCGTCTGCGTCAACCACGCCGTCGCCGTTGGCGTCATAGCGCAAGTCGTTGCGGTACTTCTCCCACGGCTCCATGTCATCGTCATCGTCTTCTACTACCGGCGCAGAATCAACAGGGCGGATCAACGGTACGCTGTTAAATTCACCGACTTCTGGCTCTGGTGCCGGCGTTTCTGGCTCAGGCTCTTTGTCCCGTGCATTGGCGTTGAGGCTAAGGCCACCAAGTAGACCGACGAAGGCACCAATGATGGTCTGGAATGCTGGGTTTACCGTCTCAAGAATAGCCGCGCTACTCACAACGTCGTTCGACACAAACAGGCCAACGGCAAGCGCCAGCACGACAACGAGGATAACCGCAGACAGCGTGACGATGGCAACGCGGATGACAAACTCAACGGTATCGTTGACGCCGTCTTGTCTGCTTTCAAAACTATTTAGGAAGTTCATCTTCTTCTCCTTCTGTCTTTTTGGGTTTGATCGAGCCGCTGCCCTGCCCAGCCATCAGTCCTGCCAACGCGCCGACAATGAACGTCGCTATCGGGTTGATCAACTTAAAAAACTCAGCGTCGTTAGGGGACTGCCCCTCCATTGGCTGCGATACAAACACCAACGAGTATAGCACAGTCGCAACGATAAACGTAAGCGTCAGCGACAGGACGATGCCGACGATGAACCGCAGCAGTTCCTCTGGCGACCATTCGTTAGTCGGCTTCATTTTCTTCACCCGTATTTATTAGCCATTCGGTGCAGTAGCCCATAGCGATGCACTTGGGCTTCTTGCAGATTTCGGCTTGCCAGTTCGCAGGGTCTTGGCAATCGTAGCGGTAGCGGTCTTGGCAGCCCATCAGCGCCAGCGCCGCTAGCAGTAAGCTGACTACGCGCATACGCTCTCCTTAGACACCTTTTTGCAGGATGCTTACCAGTATGCCAATCAGCAGCACAATGATCGTACCTGTCGCGGTCATACCTACGGTTTCAAGACGCTTCAGCCGCGCGCAGATGCTCTCGTACCTGAACGTGCAGACCTGTTCGTGCGTGTTAAGTTGGGCCTGTGTTTCGTCGATAGTAGCCATTGTTAGCGCCTCATAGCATTAAGAGATTTGAACTGCATATTTTTAGGCAGCCTGCCATATATCGGTACAGGATAACCTTCCGAAAAATCAATGTCTACCAGCGGCTCACCGGACTCAGGTTCAAATTCAGGAAAGCCATACTCCGACCCTATTGTCGGTGTCGGTCCAAACTGTTGAGCCATGACATTACGCACACCGGCTGGCGCGCGGCTAACTTCTTCGGATGCTATCTGGCGCGCCGGAAAAGTATCTATAAGTTCTCCCATACGCGGCGCGGACGCGAACGCGTTAACAAGTTCTTTTTCCACTCGCGGCATGAGGTAGCCTGTTTGCGCTCGGCGCGCGCCTTCAGCCGCTACAGCGATAGGGGCTGCGGGCGTATTCATCAGATACCCAAAACCGCGCGTTATATAGTTAGGTGTTTCGTTTCGTATAACCTTGCCGGCAGCGCCTACACCTTCGTTACGTAAAACATCTATGCGGTCTAACGCTTCAAAATCTTTCGCCGCGTTCGTTAACGCAGCATAACGGCGGGGGTCCGTTATCTCCAAATTGCGAATGTCGTACTGGTTCGTGCCGCGGCCCATAACGTCATCAACGGTTGCGTCGCGCCCGCCGCGCATTAACCGCGTAAATTGATTTGAGCTTGTATCTGCAAGATTAGCGGCTTCTGCCGCCAACTCTTGCGTATCCATAGCCGACATACCTTCGCGGTGACGCGTCAGATAATTTTTAAAGTCAGGGCCAAGAGCGTCATCGACAATATTTTTAAAGCCCATGACAATACTGGCCGTGCGTTTTTTTGATCCAGATGAAGGTTGCTGTTTAGATGACACCAGTTTTTCAATAGTGTCGCCGGCTTCTTTGCGGATGGTGTATAGATTATCTGGGCTAATGAAGCCGTTGGCATCCGCGCCGTTTTCAATATTCTTGGCAAGTTTTAGTATCGCACCACGCGCTGCGCTTGTTTTAATACCTTCCGAATCCGCCTGCAAACGCAACGCGGTCACGATAGGGTTGACATCAACCGGGCCGCGCGCTTGCAGTGCTGTTTCACGAAGTGGCGTAGTGGTGGCCGACACCGCGCCGCGACCCAAATCAATGGCCCGCCGGCGGGCGGTCGCATCAGCGCCGCCGGAAATGTCAACCAGCGATGCGGTACGCGCGGCGGCTTCACTTTCCAGTTTACGGCCCATTATGTTACCGCCGGTTTCGGTCTGCTCTTGCGCTGCCTTACCAATACCAAACACTGCACGCGGCTCAATCTTGACATCCACAAGAAACCGCTCAGCCATGCGTTTATCGTCTGGTGATAACTTTGCAAATTCCGCGCGGGCGGCGTCGATGTTATCCGCAAAAGCGCGGCGCAGTATTTCAGCGGCTTTACCTTTAGCCATAGTGTAGCCGGGGCGGAAAAAATCAACCACGGGGCTGCCGATGCGCTTTAGTACATTAAGCACAACGGGAAGCCCGGCGCCGTATCCTGCGCCTTCCAAAACATCCTCACCCATTAAGCCTGCGGTAGTGGCGCCGGAGATGCCGCCGCCGATAGATCGCTCACCTAGCTGTTTTGCGCGCTGAAAACGAGTAAGTTTGGCTGTCTGCGCGGCGGTGCGGCCTGAGCCTACGCCGCCAGAACCTGTAGCTGCCGCAATGCGCGCCAACGCGTTACCGACCACAGGCGCTTTTTGCAGTATAGGGGCAGCCAGATTAGCGGCGCGCGTAACTCCTGCAACCGGCCCTACCATGCGCCCAATTTCGCGGGCAACGGGGCGAGGCTGCGTTGTCAACTTCCGTGCTACCGTATCGACAGCTTTCTTGCGCTGGGTCTGTGCCTGCTTTACTACGTCATCACCAAAAATCAGACTTGATATAGGGTCTGTAATCATGGCCGCAGCGTTGTACGCGCCTTCGGGAATGCCAATCAGCGCCTCGTTAATGACATCTAGCGTAGTATCTATAGCGCCAATACCTGTGCCGCGGTTACGCGGCGCTGCCTTTTTAGGCGGCGAAATAAAATTTAATATTTCAGTAGGTTTATAGCCGGTGTCTACCGCATCCTTAACTTTAGGATCGGTGGCAGCTAAATATTTAATAATTTCCGCGTCGCTATAACCGTTCCGGCGGGCTTCGCGGATTTTCTCTTTATACGCTACAGGTGCCATATCTAAATACCCTTAACCGCCAAAAATATTTTGAAGGGACTTAGCTCTTGTCGGTGTTTGCGGAGCCGATTTATATTTTGGTGCTACAGGACGAATTTTTAATCCAAGTTCAGGCGCCTCTTTCATGACTTCGCGGTATACATTGTTGTATTTTTGTATTGCTTGGCCGCGTGTGCGGTACAACTCGTCGCGCAAACGCTGCATTTCAATTTCCTGCTTACGCTCTGACCCTGTTTGCGTCAGCTTGGTGGATGCTTGTGCAGCTACTTTTAAATCGGCGTCGGACACAACACCCTGCGGGGACCCGCCAGTTTCGGTTTGCCCCCTGTCATCAATAAGTTTTTGAAGAACGGTATTGCTCGTGATGTAATCGTAAAGTTTCTGCGCGTCGGAACGCGTTTCGGACTGAAAGAACTTAGGTATACGGCCTTCAACAGCACCAATAATGCTGTTGCGAGAACCCGAACGCAAATACTCGTCGATTGCGTTAATCCGTCCGGTAAGACTGTTTACCAAAGTCTGCGTTTCAGCCTGCGCGATTGGCATTTCACCGCGCAACTTTTCCAGCCGTTTTGCGCGTTCGGTGCCCGCTACAATACGCGGCTCAGTACCGACCTTAACGTTTTCCGACCCAGCAGTTTCAGCCGCTTTCTGGTTACCTAACACTTGCGGTGCGACCAACGACGATCCGGGGATCGGCGATGTCGGCGAAGCACTGCGACCATAGGCTTGTTGGCCCATTACGTTTGTCTGTGCCAGCGTATTCTGCACTGGTGGCGCGCTGCCTAGATCAGCAAGCGACGCTTGGGGCGTTTGCCCGCGCATAACAGCGTACTGCGACTGCTGTCTTCCTACGGGGTTAGGCGCCATTGGCTGCTGCTGGTTCATTCCGCTGGTTACCAGCGACGGTGCGTCAGCTTGCAACGAAACGTTATTGCTGCGGAGTACATCCACAATTCCTTGACGGGCTTGCGGCGGCGTCATCGCTAACATCTGATCAAGGTCGATCTGCGCCATGACGCCAGTTTTCATTGCAGAGTCAATAATGGCGGGAACCATGTCAGGCGACATCTGCCCCATGCCGCCGCGCGTAAAGGACGCAGGGGTATTGGTCATACCCAACTCTTCTTTCATTCGGCGAACATGATCCTGCTGAAAGGCGTCAAGCTGTCCGCCGTCACCGGCTGGCATCTGCGGTGGCGTTGCTGGCGCCGCGGTTGGTACAACAGGTGTTCTAGGCGCGACTGTGGGTGTAGTGCCGGCTGCAGGCTTATTTAATACCGGCCTTAAACCAGCGACGCCGGGGGCGCCGCCTTTAGTCAACTCTAAGATTTCATTTTTAGGTCCAAAAATAGTTTCAGTTGTCGGCGTCGCAATAGTTTTTTGTATTTCTTGTTCAGCCGTTGTTTTTAACTGAAATTTATATTCAGGCGTCCATTGCGATGCAGGCAGAATAAACTTTTCGTAAGGTGGTACTCGCGCTACTAAGTCAGCGCGTAACGCTTCTGCCGCCGCCAAATCACCATCCGCTATGTCTGTTACACCTTCGCGGAATATGCTTAATGCCTGAACTAAGTTGTCTTGCTCCATCTTAGTTAAGGTTGGTCCTTGCTTTGCCTCTTCGCGCACGTCTTCTTTCGTCTTCAAGTCTAGCGTTTTCTGCGCTATGTCGGCTTGACGTTGTGACGCTTCCTGCTGCCGCGTCGCGTTCATCATGTTGACGTACTTCGCGGTCTGCGCGGCTGGGTCCGGCAGCTTCAGCAAGTTTACTGTGGGCATAATTTGGCTTGGCATATCAATAAACCTTTTTAACCGACGGGTAGTTTGGTGCGGTTGTAGTAACCCATTATGGCGTTGTTCAAAGGCGCCGCGGTGGCATAGCCCGTTATCTGGCCGAGAGCGTTGTTAAACGCGTTAGCTGTCCCTGCGTACCCTGACGCGCGGGCGTTACCTGTGTTTATCGCATTGCCGGCTTGTGCGTTGCCGACATCATACGCGCTCCGCGAAGCAGCGTTTGCTATGTTTGCTGCGCCGCGTTGCGCCGCGTCTGAAACATAGAATGCGTTATTTGCGGTGTTAGTGCCTCGGTCTAGTGTAAGGCCACCTACTCTGCCGTAATACGCCGCGTCGTTTGCTTTGGTTGCCGCGCCGCGGTTCATAAGATTTGTGGCTGTCGTGTTGCCGCGTGCCAGACCGATCCCAGCGGTTGCTTCGCCAAGGTTCAAAGCATTTGCCGATGTTGTTGCGCCGCGTCGCATAGCAATATCGCCCGTCGCAGCCCCGCGGTTCATAGCAATACTGCCTGTTGTGGTCCCGCGGCCTATAGAGTTTGCGGATGTCGCCCGCGCCCGCTCCAAAGCGGCTGCCGCGTTGTTTGAGCCAAGCGCGCCTGCAAAGCCACTCATGTTATTTGCCGCTGACTGACCTGAAGCGGATATACCGCCAAGCGTGTTAAGGCGAGCAGCGCGTTCAGTCTGGTAGCGGTTGAACGCGTTTTGGTATTCTTGGCTGGCTAAGTCTTGGCCGAACCGCGTAACGTTCTTCAGTGCGCCGCCAGACAATATGCCGCCGCGCGCAGATGCCGACCGATCTAGCCCCTTTAGCCCTTCTGACATACGGAAGGCATAACCGGGGTCTTGCTCAAAATCGCCCATACCAAATGACTTAGCGTACTGACCGTAATTGGCAGCGGTTGCGTCGCCGCTAAGGCCCATAAGCTGCATAATCTGGTCTTGAGCGGTGCGGCCATCTTTAATAAACGGCTGCTGAAACTCACCCTGCCGCTGATACGCTTGCTCAAAATCGCCGCGGGCGGTGGTATATCCTAGATCGGTGGCAGCTTGGCCCTCGGCGTAACCCCTATTAACGTCGGCTAGCGCGGTGTCAAAACCCCTGTTGGCGTCACCCAAGGCAGTGTCGTAGCCCAAATCGCCAGCCGCCTGCGCGGCGGCGTATGAAGTATTGTAGGCGCCTTGAGCGGTGTCGTAGCCCTTGTCTGAAGCTGCTTGCGCGCCAGTAAACGCCGCCTCGTCCGCCATACGCGCTTCGTTGTAACGCAGGCGCTCTAAATTCTGCGCCTGTGTGTTGGCTTCATTCTGCGCTTGCTGCGCTGCTGCTGCGGCATCTCTTGCGGCGGCGTTAGCTTCGGCAGTACCTGTCTTCTGGGCCTCTAGCGCCAGCGCCGCTGCACGTTCCTGCGCTGCTGCTGCCGTATTGGACGCGGTTATTTGTGCTTTGGCGGCTTTTTTAGACGCGCCAATGGATACTCCTGCGCTTAATGCTGCCGCTCCGGCTACTACTGCGACCATGTTATTCCCCGATCCATTTGCTGTAATATGTCTCTACAGGTTCCATTTTTAAAAACTCAAACATCCGTGAGGCGTCTTTGTGAAGTTTGGAACCGTAAAACATACGATGCACGCCTCTCCTTTTAGCCTCTTTTTCAACTAAACGAAAGAGTTTTACACCACTAAATCCACCACGCACATCTGGATGCGTCCAAAAGATGTCCATTGTCAGCGTCAGGCACGTTTGGTAGTGCAGCCCCGGCGCAATAAAGCCTATAAAATATCCCACTAAACGGCCAGTTTCGCGCAGCGTCACCACTAGCACTTGCCCGGCGTTATCGCGGACAGCGTAAAGGTCGTACTGCGGATCAAGCGGAACTTTATCTTTGTTGAGCGCCAATTCTTCCCAGTGCAAAGGTAGCAACGGTTGCGCTTCTTCGATAAAAGGTGCCCAATCTTCAACTTGTGCCGTTATCATTATGCGCTCCTGATGTCTACAATGCAGACTATCCTATCATCTGCGCTGTTATTTACAACAGAATGTGTTACGCGATTATTGATCCACCAGATTTCGCCGGGGCGGAAGTTAACCGTTTCGTCGCCGCTGTGAAATAGCGCGCCGGGCAGGGACTGAAGCGCAATCTGGTAGCGGATGTAAAACTCTGCTGGAGCGCCGCCGTCAACGTGCGGCGTAATCTCACCGCCCGGCGGCAGCTTAGTAATGATGCAGCGGCCAAGCTGGACGCCGTTGACGCGGTGGATCAGGTCTAGCACCATGCGGCGCAGCGACGGCAGGCGCGCCCACGCAGGATACTCGACCGTTTGGATGTCATTAATAACACCATCAGGCGTGTCAGGGATTGCGTTAAACCACAGCCAGATGTCGCTAACGTCTGCGTGAGCGGTGTCAGGATGGCTGGTGCGAAGTGTATTCTGATCCCACAACTCTGGCTGCGTGACTAACTCCCGTAAGACAGAAGATGTATTTAGCCCGTCAGCAATGCGTAGGAAATTCTGCATTAGCTAATCTCGCGTCCAGACGCGCGCAAGTTGACTGCCGCTGCCGCTGACGCAAGCGTAGAGACAAACCCGCCAGACGGCAGGGTGTGGCCTACGATTTCAGGAAAGGTGTAAGTCTCGCCGGGTTGCAGCGTCCGCGTCTTGACGATCAGGTTGTCGTTACCTGTGGCCGTACCGACCGCGCCCAAGTTGACGCTCACGTTGACCATGCCGCTGCTGAAGTTGGTAGCCGTGAACTTGTCAATAATAGTCGTGGTGCTGCTTGGCGACGTATACTGCACTGTCTGCGCGTTTTCCATATTCTTAGCAGGGATGATGTTTGCTGCAATAATTGGCATGGGCCTATCCTATCAGGTTACGTTGCCGGTGACGTAGAATGTTTCAGTACCGACGCACAGCACGTTAGCGACGCCGTAAGCTGCGATGGTGCGGCTGCCTGTGGTTGCAGTGCCGCCAAGCCGTAACGTTGTTCCAGCGCCCTGTGTGAGCGTCACGGTGCTGGCGCTGCTGTTGACCACAAGAAACTCGTTACCGGCCACAAACACGCCCGACGGGACTGTGGTGGTTGCCGACACATACAGATGCTTACCGATGTCCGATGCCGCAGCGGTTGTGTTGAGGCTTTGCGGGATGCTGCGGTAGCCAATAGTGAACCCTGTACCAAGGCTGTCGTTGACTGTTGACGCCGACGCTAGACCTGTGATGGTCTTGTTTGTCAGCGTCTGCGTGGCTGTCAGATAAACGCCGTTCGTCACAGTGCCAGCGTTACCGGATATGTCGCCGGTGATGGTGGACGTTGTGATTGTGACGCCGCTGATCGTGCCGCCAGTGATAGCCACGTTGTTGGAGTTCTGGCTGGCAACGGTGCCGTAGGTCGCAATGTTATCGACGGTCCATTGCAGCACGTCGGCGGCAGTTTCCAAGACTACTTTGTAGCTGGAAGCTGTGGAGAACCACAAGTTACATTCGCCGCGGGAGTCCAGAATAACTGGGTTGGTGTTGGCTGTAGCCCCCGACGCATCAGTGTACGTTTGCAAAGGTGTTGTCGTACCAGCAGCATAGGTATAGACCTTGCCGCCGACCAACGGGCTACCGTTAGCATCGAAGAATTGTGCTTTAGGTTGTTGAGCAAGAACAGTCATAACTATGCCTCAATTAATGTTATCAGTTACCGTCAGGATGACGGATGGAATTGCGGGGACAGGGCCGCTGGCCGCTGCGGCTTGAATTTCACAGTTTGTATTGCTTGTAGACCAAACCAGTTCAAAATAATCACCTGCGTTTAAGTCTATCACAAAATTCCATGCGGCAACAGCCGCTGAACTACTTCCAGCTAACGTCACGCTTGTTGCAGAGTTTGCCGCGTTAGTACCGTTTACTCTGTACCAGATAAAAACGTTTCCTGAACCGCCGCCGGATTTGTTAAGTTGCGCGGAAAACTGAAAGTTGTACGTACCTACGCGGTCTACATACACACGCGACGTAGGCGTGCCGATGTAGACGCCGTCAGTTATGCTCGTAGAGTTAAGCGTGATTGGATACGCCGTACTAGTGGCGGCGGCTGTCTGCGTGGTGGTGTCGAAGAACGCACCGTAACGCTTGTCGCTCACCTGCGGCGTGTACATTGGGGCCAAGTCTTGCCCGAAAGACGAACTTGCTGCCGAGTTAGCTTGCCCGCCGCCCGTCAACGTAAATAGATTAAACAGATACCTGTACCACTCGCGCGTCACCGTGCCGTCAGACGCGTCCGTAATCGGAACGCGTGACGCGGGGATACGGGTAAGTAAGTCGTTAGGCATTTGTGCCGCTCAGTTGCAGTTCAGCGCCGGTCAAGTAAATGCGGACAGGGTCACTGCCAGACACTTCGTAGACGCGGTCGCGCAGCTTCAGCGTCATGCCAAGCCGGCGCCATATGACACGGGTGCCTGTTGCGCCGATCTTGCCCATAGACGCCCAGTGTTCGTTGGACCATGTATGGCCGCCATCGTCGGACCAGCGGAGCATGGCTTGCGGGTCGCTTCCTTGGCCGTCGTTCAGGCCAACGCCTGTTTCGCACTCAAGCTGCAAGCTATGGTTTGCTGTACGCGTGAGATTGTTTTGGCCCGTTGGCAGTGCGCGCCACGACCGCAACCAACGCTGCGCTATCGCGTTGTCTTCAAAAACGTTTAGTTCAAACGTGTAAACGTTGCCGTTGGCGTAGTCACCGACGATGATGTTGCCTTGGAAGTTACACTGGCAGTTGCTGCGATGGCGTGAGAACGCGCCGCTGACGCCAGAAGGTGTAAGCGGCAGTACTAGGTAATACGCGTCACTAAAAGCTTCGGCGTTAAACGCGCCTTCAGTCGGCGCAAGAGCGGAGTAAGATGACCGCTGGTGCCATGCGCCAGTGGCAGCGTCGTACACCCAAGTTTCATCCGCGGACGGAAACGACAGGACGTAGAACGCATGGCCGTCCTGCTGGTAGGTGTAACCTACAGCGTCGCTCATATCTAGGTAGTTTTGGATTTGCCATTCAATCGCGTGCGTTGATATGCGCTGCGCGCTATAGCCGGCTGCCCGGTAAATGACGCCTTGGCCGCGTGCGTCTGCGCCCAGCCAGAACACGGTGTTGTCCATCTTGGCGATGGAGTGCGGCGCAGCGCAACCGATTTCGTTGAACGCGCCTTGGATCGGCGATAGCGGGAAGTCTAGACCGCCAGAGTTGTACCACACTTCGGTGGAGTCGGTGCCAAACACCCAACATTCGCGGTGGTCTACCAGTATGCCGACGACGCCGTCAGGGCTACCTTCGGCGCTGGCAAACTCTAGCGGGTCAATCTGGAAGCCGTCAAAAAGCTGCGTCACCCAAAGTTTCTGGCTATTAGGCTCGTTAAACACAAAATAACCGTCGAGATAGCCGACAGTAACCGCGCCCGGAAAGTCAGGGTCAGTGATCTGCCCAAACGTATTGGTTGACTCGTCGTAAATAAACGCATCAGGATTGCAGGCGAAGAATATCTGTGTGCCGTTGTCAGCGATGGACACAGGGCCAGTGCCGGTTACGTCGCCCAGCTTGACAGGTGTTCCGGTCAGGCTGGACAGCTTGTAGACTTCAAAGCCAGACACAACGTAAAAGTCATCGCCGCGTGTCTGGTGCGCCCACAGTCCGCGGATCGGGCCATCACCAATGGTCTGCTGAAGTTGCAAGCCGGGGCAACGCTGAATAAACGCTGGCTCTATGCCGCCTTCTGGCACGGCTTCTGGAAACAAGTTTACCATGCGTGCGTTGGCAGCGTTTACTGAACGGGCCACATACGCGCTGCCCAGTATGGGCGTCTTCATTAGTAGTTTCCTGCAAAAATGTTATACCGCTGGCGCGATGCAATAAGGCTGTATGGCATCGACATGATGTCATCAGGGTTGTTGATGCGCTTCAGGTTGCGCTTGGAATACATAGCAATGCGCTGAACTTGTGGCGACGGTTCTTCGCCAAACTCAGGTGCTAGTTCGCACGCTAAGTTATAGCGGAACGCACGCAGATAGCCGGGCGGGAACGAAAGGACTGTGTCAAGCGTTGCAGGCTGTGTCAGTTCTTCAACCGAAATGAAATGCCATTCTAGATCGCGCGTTGGGCGCGGGTAGATAAACATTTCAATGTCAGGATACGTCATGTTGGTAAAGATAACTTGCGGGAACGTAGAAGACACGGTCTTGACCGCGATGCCGTCATACTGCTGCTGGTTAATCATTTTGATGCCGTAGCTAATACCAGAGCTAGGGTCTTTGAAATATGTAGCGTCATCCAGCAAGATAGGGCGGTTGCCAACAAAGTTGCCGGTTGGCCCAAGCGTGCGGCTAAGGATGCCGGCGGGCCATGTAAATACTTGGTCTTGTGTCGAGAAGACAGCGAGGCGTTCAGTGTTCCAGCTATCAATCATCTGGTTCATGGCGCGCAGTGCGTCCTGCGACGTTTCAGCCGATGGAGTTTCGCCTTCTGCCAGAACACCTAGAAGTCTAAGCGAACCGTTGATTATTTCACCAGCCGTAGCCATGCCAAAATCCCCATAAAACTATTAAAAATGGACGGCCCGAAAGCCGTCCAAATTAATTATACGCAATGAATGATTGCAAAGTTAATCACTACTGCTTCTGACAGCGAACCGCCAGAAATGTTACGTAGGCTGATGCTGACAGTGCCAGTACTCAAATTGTTTGCAAACACGTTGTATGATCCAGCGGTCGCTTGACCACCAGAGATAGTAAGAATAACAGTGTCATTTGCAGAAATGAAGCTGTTGTTCAATGTAAACGTAGCGTTAGTAGCAGTGTTCAAAGACGCGTTGTTCATGGTGATGCGACCAGCAGGCTTGTTCAGCGTTACAGCAGTTGACTTGTCTGTCGCCTGCGTAACTGTGCCTTGTGCTGCGGCGGTGTAGCCGATTTGCTCATCAGCCAAGACAAATTGTGCGCCAATAATGTCTTGGTCGAGGAAAGCAACACCGATAGATTTGCTGTTAGCCATTGATTTTCTCCTGAAAAGGATGCCCCGACCGTAGTCGGGGCAAACCTATTAGCCAGCGATGCGGTACAGGTTGTACGTTGTTTCGCCAGTTTTAACAGCGCGAAACAGAACGCTCTTAGAAGCAACGCCTGCGCCTGAACCAACCAAGGTCCAGCCGGTGCCTACTACGATAGTAGGAACGCCAGTGCTGGTAGCAACCAAAGAAATGTCAAAAGACGAATAGACTTTTGCACTGCTGAAGTCGGCGTTGACAAGCGCAACCGTAGGAAGCGTGATGTCTGCCGTGCTGGCCGAAGTGTAGACAACAAGGCCACCAGCCAATTCGGCAGTGGTCAGAGTAGCCGCTGCGGTAAGTGCAGTCGGGATAGATGAAACACCAAAAGTGATTTCGCCGAGATTGCCGTCACCAACTTGGTAACCGCCAGCGCCATTAGGTAAAGTAGGCATAGTAAAAATCCTTTAGAATAGTTGGCCCCCGGCGAACCGAGGGCCGGTATTAGATTAACCCCACATCCGGACAGCCATCTGCGGACGGATTGTGCTGTAACCGTACAGAACGTCAATACGGCAAGGCAGACGGTCGTTGTTGATGTCGTACTGACGAACAACGCGCAAGCTGATGCCGTTATGCACCTGACGCGAAGCCATATCTACGCCCTGTGGGAGCAGAAGGTCGGCGGTTGCGAAGGTGATAGCGTCCTTGTGGTATACAAGGTTCTGCGCGTATTGCGTAGAAGCCGTACCAACAAAGATGATTGCCTTGGAGTTACCGGGCAGCGTGTTGACGGTAGCAAGTGCCTGCGTAGCCGAGTAGATCGGTGAAACAGTTACGTTACCAGCGCCTGCGCCGCTGAGTGTGACATCAGCAAGGGCAACGAACTGGAACAACGAACCTGTGCTTTCACGGGTCTGTGGGTTAACGCTGAAGCAGTCAGCTACAGTGAAAACGTCGCCTGCTTTGACTACGCCGGCTGCACCAGCACCAGTGATGGCGATGGTGGTTGCACCTTCAGTAGTAACAGCCGCCGAAGTCGTGCCACCAGTTGCAGTACGCGAACCAGTGGTGAACTGCTTGATGGACTGCGACATATTGATTTCGTCGAAACCAAGTACGCCAGTACCCATCATGCCGTTCTTGAACTGCTTGCTGATCGTGTCGGTTGGGTTGAATAGACCTTTGAGGCCTTCAACCAAGCCAGCGTTGGCAGCAGGGTTAACAGTTGCATAGCGTGGCGACATTACAGCAGCGTTTTCGTTGAGCTTCTGCTGTGCAGCAAGAAGAACAGCCGAAGTCGATGGCGTAGTGCCGGGCGTGCCAACAGTGTTACCGATGGTCAAGAACGAGTTGGCAACGTCAGCGTCGATGCTGGCAGCAAGCTGCGAGATACGTGGCTTGAGAACGCGGTCTGCGAAATCGTCAAGCTGCATCGTCAATTCAGCAGTCGTGAAGTTGACGCCGATGTGCTTCTGGGTGGAAACAGCAAGCGTTGTGAACTGCTCGTTGTCATCCTGTACCTGAAGGGCTGCGCCGTCAGTTACGAGCGCACGGTCTGGAAGACGGATACGCAGGGTTGAGCCAATTTTAGCACCTTCGACAGCAAAGCTATCGTCGTACTGGCGGTTTACGTTACGTGTCAGCACAAGGTTGTTCTCTAGAATTTCTAGAGCCTTCCGCGTGATCATATCAATTGTTAAAATCGAGTTAGACATGGTAATAATCCCAAATTATCTGTTGCGTTGTGCCTCGTACTTCTTGATCTGCCGCATACGTTCTGCTTCGATCCATTCCGACGTAGTCATAGACTTAGTCGAACGAGGATCAGTTGTGTCAAACTGGTTTGACCCAGTAGAACGTGCTGTGACAGGCGCAATCGGAGCCGGGGCGTTTGAAGTTCTTTTAACCGGCGGATTTGAGGACAATGAAGCCTCAAGTTTTCCAATTTCTTTTGCCTGCAAAATTGGCGCTAGACGGGCAATACGATCAGCTTCTTTCGGATTAGAGCCGAGATAATATAGAACGTCTGGGCCTGCGTCTGACGCTTGGATGCTTTGCGCCATGAAATCTGTAATCGGAAGGTTGGGGTTGTATGCGACTTGTTCAAAGTCATCATATTTGTCCCGCGCCGCCTCTTCTAGATCATGGTAGGCATCCTGCATTTCAGCTTGCTGACGGGCAGTATCTCGCCGTGCCAGCAATTCTTCAGCTTTACGTTCGGCCAAAACCTCTGCGTAATCTTCATAAGTCTCAAATTGATCAGGGGTAATATCATAGCCTGCTTGCTGGCGGGCCTGTACTTCCTCTGCTCTTTGAGCCTGTTCGCGCTCCCATTTGCGCTGTTCTCTTGCGAGGCGCTTGCCGACAATCGCGTCAAGTTCTTCTTGTGTGAAGGACTTATTAGCTTCCTGTTCAGCAGGCGTTTCCGGCGTCGTGTTTTCTACAGGCTCGATTGCTGCCGTGGCTTCGAGTTCTGGCGCGGAGGCATCCGCTACGTTGGGGACTGTTTCGTCCATGTTTAACTCCTATGGAGTTCCTGATGTGCCGCACCAGTACGGTTAATGGTCAAACTACAGTAAATTATGTGGCTTGACAATATGCTTGAGTTTCTTCGTCCCAGTAATAAACTTTGCCGTCATCTGGCATTGCAACTGGGGATACCCATAAACAGGTATCTTCGTTAAGCGTCCACGACGAAAACGGCTGCGGCGCAATAAAAGCGTCGCGCTCTGCGTCGTAAGTGTAGCCGATGCCGGCGTAATTCTTACGCAGGGGGCGCCCTTCAGGATGCTGACCGCCATACGTGTTGTATGATGTCTGCACCCAGAGCGCAGGATCGCCAAATAGCCCTGTATCAATAACGTCCTGCTCAATAACCAGAACTTCAGTAACGGTGCCGTCAATGACTTTTGCAAAGTGGCTCATGCCGTGTAACTCCCCGAAGAGTTAAACTGAAGAATTGTGTTTCCGCCAGAAGTTGTCACCGTAGGCGCGCCTGTTGTTGTGCCGCTGTAGTTAGCAGTGGGTATTGATAAGATGACTACGCCAGAGCCGCCGCCGCTGCCGACATAGTTGCTTGGGGCGCCGCCGCCGCCGCCGCCGCCGCCGCCGGTGTTAGCCGTGCCAGCAACAGCCGTAGAACCATTGCTTCCGCCGTCCCCGCCGCCGCCGGTCCCTCCTGCCGCAACCGTTGAAGAGTCAGCAACCCCGCCGCCGCCGCCGCCCGCGCGCGTAATTGATGTACCTGTAATTGATGACGCTAGGCCGTTTCCGCCTGCACCCGGCGCAGTTCCGCTGGTAGCATTAGCTCCCACAGCAGAAGCGCCGCCGCCGCCGCCGCCCGTAAAATCAGAATTTGAAGTGCCCCCTGCAAAACCTTGTCCCGAAATGCCCGTACCAGCAACACCCGCAGTAGTGTATCTATTGGCGCCCCCGCCAGAACCGCCGTCAAGGCCGCTCATGTTAGTCGGCGCGCCGCCGCCGCCGCCGCCAACAGCAGTACTGCCTGCAATACCGCTAATTAAACTATTACTGCCCGAACCGCCTCGCGTAAGAATGTTAGAGCCGCCAAAGCCGCCGCCGCCTACTGTAACGGTATATATTGAGGATGTAAAAATTGCTTGGCCGGTAACGGCAAGGCGGCCACCCGCGCCCCCGCCGCCGCCGCCACCACCGCCGCCACCGCCGCCGCCGGCGATGATAAGTAGGTTAATATTGTAAGGAACCGCTGGCGTCACGCTGTTAGACGCCGCGCTTGCCGGGCCCGTACCAGTTGCATTAGTAGCCCTAACCGTAAAGGTATATGCAGTACCCGTAGTAAGCCCAGTTACCGTTATCGGTGAGGACGAACCAGTAGCGGTAATACCCCCCGGACTTGAAGTGACTGTGTAACCTGTAATAATTGCCGGTAAACCAGGGTCGGCAGGCGCCGTAAACGTAACGGACGCAGATGTGGCGCTTATAACGGTTGCCGTACCAATTGTAGGTGCGCCCGGCACTGCCCCGCCGGGTCCGCTGCGCGTACCTACCGAAATATAGGCTTTTAAGCCTATACCTACACCATTACGGACAGGGATGCCAAAACTCATCTGATGTTAATCGGCTTTGCGTACAGTGTGCCGCTTGCGCTGATCTGGACAGCACTAACGCGCCACGCACCGCCCGTAGCGCCGCCAGCGGGCTGCTGTACAAAAATAGGTACAGGTGTATTAGCAGGCAGCGGTGTTGCTGATGTTGTGGCTGTAACGCCTTCGCCAACCGCAATGTACGCGTCAGATGTAGACCACACCAGCACGCCTTGTGGGCCTGCGGGCCAGCCAGTTACAGAACCAGCGGTTCCGGTGTATGCTACGCTTTGTGTACCAAAGGCAGGATCAGTAAGAGGGCGTAAAAGTTCCATGTGTCGTGTCCTTATGCGAGAAATTTAAGTTTGTACAAGGTTGAGTAATACAACCCAAAAATCTCGTCGATAATGTTTTGGATTGGAGTGCAATCCTTATCAACGACTTTATACCGCATTTCCTCAAGTTCGTCTACCTGACCTTCAAGAAACGCGACAATGTTGTTTGTCTTCTTAGCTGACATAAGCGAAATAGGGCCAATTAGGCCGTATTTGCCCTGATAGGCTTCAGCAAATTTGTCAGCCAATTCGATCACTTCATCATAAAAAGTGTTCAATGCAGAGTGCTTGGCAAAGCTGCGTGTGTTCAGGTGCGTCGAATGGGCTACATCGCGCGCAAGAAATAGTGTGCCTACAAAGTCAGCGCATTTCATGACGGTGTTTCTTCAAGTGTTTCAATTTGGGCTTGCAGCGCCTGAAGTTGGGCCAGAAGTTCTTCTTTAGTGGGTGGTGGCGGGACAAGTATAGGCTCTGGAGCCGGAGGCTCAGATACGTTTTCGCCATCCCAGAACCAACCGTTTACGGCTTCGTCAGGTACTTCAATAAACTGATCCGCATAACCCTGCGGAAACAGGATGCTTGGGTGCGTCATGACCACATCGTACAGGACGCCGTTATTGTTATAGGCCCATTTCATACCATAATTTCCTTAGTAGAATATCCAGACTGTTGCTGGACCCCCATCAATAAAAGACGAAGTAAAGCCAACGCCACCTACGCCGCCTCCAGCTAATGACGTTGCGCCGCCACCGCCGCCGCCGCCAAGCGCGCCACCCAAACCCGGTGAGGAACCGCCGCTGCTGCCGCCGCCGCCGCCGAAGCCGCCGTTGCCGCCCACATAAGATTGACGGGCACCCCCGCCGCCGCCGCCGGGGCCTCCGTTAGCGCCAGCGTCGCTGCCGTCAATGCCGCCATTGCCGCCAAAGCCATTTAAGGGGGCAAGAAGCGGATCAGTAAATGGTATTACCCGGCCCGGCCCACCTAATGCGCCGCCAGTAGAAGGGCCACCAGAACCGCCGCCGCCTGCGCCTAGCGCGCCGGCAACGGCGGCGCCGCCTGCGCCCCCACCACCGCCGCCATACGACGGAGAGGGGCCGCTGCCGATTGACCCAACGCCGCCAATTCCACCCCCGCCGCCGCCGCAATTGACGCCAGCTAAACCAGCGCCCCCCGCAAAGCCGTTACCCAATGGCGAACCAGCGGAACCGCCGCCGCCGCGACTATTGCCGCCAGCGCCGCCGCTAAAATTGCCTCGGCTTGTAAGTGTCGCGTTAACTGTTGCACTGCCGCCGGCGCCGCCAGTGCCGGTGGTGGTGTTTGCACCGGGGTTAGCAGTAATTAATGTGGTGCCACTTCTAGCGACAGTAGCTATGCCGCTGCTAATAGTAACGTCGATTACTTGTCCGGCAGTAACGGCTAGGGTTCCAAAACCAAAACCGCCGCCGCCGCCGCCGCCAGTATCTGTACCATTTGTACCCCCACCTTTTCCGCAAGCATAAAGACGCACACTTGTCACGCCGGAAGGGATCGTAAAGTTTGTAGTAGATTGCGTGACAAACTGACGTGTAAACTCAACTGTTGCCGCCGCTGCGCTAGTCCACGTTGTACCGTTGCTAACCAAAATATTGCCGTTGGTGCCCGGCGCGACAGTTTGTACCGCGCTTGTACCGTTGCCTAGCAGGACGTTATTTGCCGCCAGCGTCGTAGCACCTGTACCACCGCTTGCAACAGGCAGCGTACCTGATATGTCGCCCACTGGAACACTAGCCGCTGCCGTAAACGCAGATGTACCGTTGCCCTTAACGTAACCTGTGAGCGTAGCCGCGCCTGTACCGCCGTTTGCGACAGGTACGTTAGTGACGGCCAGCGTGCCGCCAGATACCGACAAGGCAGTGCCTATACCAATCTCTTCAGCAGCGCCTGTGCCAGCGGTAGCGCGGCCT